GGACATCAGTCGGCTACGGCTTTAGAGGATCGGGACTCTTTTCCCCGACCTCTGCGCGAGCCTTCTCCATAGCTGCTGCGATGTCCTCGAAGAGCCGCTGATATGGCTTCTGGTCGTGCATCGCAATGGAAAGATTGTTGAGATAGCTCTCGGAGTTTTGTGTCTCTTCCGCAGCCGCACTGAGCTTGTGGACGATCATGCTGACAGCCATCTCGGGCTGAAGATCACCCATGTAGAGCGCGATGTTGGGTGCGATGCTGGTGGGGTCCGGCTTGGCGGAGAGCAGCGTGATGGCCACACCCATGCACAGCTCGTTGAGTACGTCGTTCCGTGCACTCTCGACGAGCTTCAGCACCTTCTTGCGCACGGCGCTTTTCTCCGTGTACTTGTGGATGACCTCGTCCGGATTGATGACCGTCTCGTTGTCCTTCACGTAGGCCATGAACTGCGTACCGGTGGCCTGGCCAATGTGCCCACAGACACTCAGCTCTACGCCCGTCGAAACGATGTCTTTGCCCTCCTTCTCGATCGCTTGCAGGATTTTGCTCACCTTCTCCCACGTAGCAGGGCACGGGAAGGCCTTACCTGCGTCACGCAACTTCGTATCGTAGAGCGCATCGGGCATCGCTTTGATGAAGTTCACGACATGCACGTGAAATTTGTTAGCCGCGTACTCGAGCCACGCGCCGGTGTTGCACGTGACTGCGACAAAGGATAACCGTCGTCTGAACGCGTGGTCCTTCTCTGCTTCGTTCACCGAGTACGCGCCATCCGACGGATTCATTGCTGCAACGATCTGCACCCCGTCCGGAACAATGCGATGGCCGTGGATCTCACGGTCCTCGAGTAGTGTGAAGAAGGCCTTGATGACCTGCTTTTCGGCGCGATTCCATTCGTCGAGAAACAGGATGCCTTCGGGCGGCAAGTCGTTGAGCTGTTTGTTGATGAGGAACTCGAAGGTTCCCTCGTCCTGAGCGCTGGTGCTGGTGAGCACGTCTTCTGCGATACCCAAGGCGTGCTCTCGTGCTCGTTCACCCATGCCGTTCTGTGCTTGCGCTGCGATGCGCATGAAGAGGTCGCACTCCTTCAGCAACTCGTTGCGGCGAGCCCGCGAAGGGTACGGCACCCCGGTGTCCTCTGCCTGCATATGCGCGAGATAGAGCACGATCAGCGGCACGGAGGTCTCCCACGTGCGTCCATGCCAGTCGAACGCTTTACGGGGAACGCGCTTATCCGCGATCTGTTTGGTGATGTGCGTCTTGCCGATGCCGGCGGGGCCTACGAGGCAAATGACGTTGCCCGTAGTGCGGTTAGCCTCGATGGCCTCCTGGGCACCACGAAGCGAGGTCAAGCTGATACCGAGCTTCGAGAAGAACTTCTCTTCCTCGGCGGCGACTTTGGTCTTAGACATGGAGAGCCTCCGACTCGTGATCGGGATGATCCCCCATCATCGGGATCGTGGAAAGGTACGTATACACCCCGTCGGGGTGCCCAAGGGCGTTCAGGAACACCGTGATGTTGCCAGCACAGCCCCGGTGCTTGAGCTTCAACTTCTCTTTGACGTAGCCCGCAGACAGGTGCCCGAGCTGGAACGGGTAGAGTCCACCATACTCCATCAGACCCACGTAGTGATAGCCACCTCCCGTAGGTCCTCCCCCGTAGGATTTTTCGAAGCCGATGTGCGTGAACGCCGTATCGGGTCCAATGAGCAGTGGATAGTGCGTCATCTGCGCAGCGAACGATACGAGGATGATCTTTCCTTCCTCGAGTGCACGGCGCACCATGACGATACCCGCAGGGTCAGTGAGCCGGACGTGAAAAGATGGCATTGTAAATTCCTCCAATTTTCCCTACATTTATCTCATGTCGGATGACCTCCCAGCGCAGCGTCGGTCACAACTGGCTGAGAAGCTGCTCTACCTGAGCGGTGAACCCTTCTCGTTGATCGACTACCCGTTCTATCCGGCCATCTACGATGGTCAGTACCAGGGGTTGCTGTTGAAGTGTGGGCGGCAGGTCGCCAAGTCTACTTCGCTCTGCAACTTCATCATCTGCGAGAGCATCGGGATTCCGCACTTCAGGAACCTCTATGTGTCTCCGTCAGAAGAACAAACTCAAACGTTCTCGAATACACGCTTCGGGAAGACGTGTTTCTACTCGCCCCTCATTCGCAAGTACTGGACCGCAACCGACTTCACTCACCGCACGATGTTGCGCATGTTCCGCAATGGCGCAGAGGTGAAGTTCACCTACGCCTCTGATGACCCTGACCGCGCACGAGGCAACACGGCTGATCGCGTGTGCTACGACGAGGTTCAGGACATCCTCTACGAGGAAGTAATCCCCGTCATCAACGAGTGCATGGGCAACTCGAACTATGGCTACGAGACCTACGCGGGTACGCCCAAGACGATGGAAAACACCATCGAGTACCTCTGGTCTATCAGCTCGCGCACTGAGTGGATCATGAAGTGCGACGGCTGTGGTCGTTGGAACTTCATCGAGACAGATCGTTCCATCGGAAAAACCGGGCCGATCTGCTTGAAGTGTGGTCACAAGCTGAATCCACGGGAAGGACAGTGGTACGACTTCAACCCGGGGTCGACCCTCAAAGCGTTTCACATCTCGCAACCCATGCTGCCGCTCAACAGCGAAATCTCTTCGCGGTGGCAGCGTATCCTGAACAAGCTCGAACGTTACTCGACCACCAAGTTCAAGAACGAGGTGCTGGGCGTTTCTGATGCGCTGGGTGCCCGACTCATCAGCAAAGAAGAGCTACAGAACCTCTGTCGGGACTACGACTTGTACCGCACACCGCCCACCAATTTGGAGATGTTTAGCCACATCGTGGGTGGTGTGGACTGGTCCGGGGGTGGCACGGAGGGCATCAGTCGCACCGTGGTGTGGATCTTTGGTATCACCCAAGACCACAAGCTCAAGACACTCTACTTCCGAATTTACCCGGTAACAAACCCCGTCGCGGTTGTGGATGACGTTGCCGAGGTACTGAACAACTACAACTGCTCATTCGTCATCGGCGACCGCGGTGAAGGGCACCTCGCGAACAACCTGCTCAAAGCACGTTTGGGAAACAACCGAGTGGCGCAGCTCAAGTACCAAGCTCAAGCTGCGCCACTCGTCTGGAACGAAGACGCGAACAGCTACTACGCGGATCGCACCACGCTCATGGACAACTTCTTCATGGTCCTTAAACGCGGTGGTGTGGTCTTCCCCAAACTCGAGTACATGAGTGTACCCATCGAGGATACGCTCAACATCTACGAAGAAGTCACGTTGAATGGCCAGAAGGTCTGGCGGCATGCCCCTACACAACCGGATGACTGCTTCCACGCACAACTCTTTGCGTGGATGGCTGCGAAGGTTGTGCTCCTCGACCTTCAGTTCACAGGCTAACTCCACTTCGTTTCACACGACTTCGAGGCGAAGCGGGCCGAGTCTCGGCTATTTTCCGCTTCGGAAAATTGCCGTAAGCGAGGGACGCGAGTCTCGAAGTTGGGGGAACCATGCTTCTTTGAAACGCAAACAATGGCGTTCCGCCATCTCCACCTGACGTGGCGTATCTGGAGTATACCTGTTCAACGCTCTACTTCGTTGTGCCGCGGTGGCCTCCGCACGAGCGTAGCGAGGGCGTGTGGCCGCCACGGGATACATACCATGTGCCGGCGCATGCAAGCCCCAGCACAGCACAGTGACGGCGTTACGCCGTCGGGTGTTGCCACCCAAGTCTAGAGCGTCGCTCTACTTCGCTCACGAAGTTCATCGCGAACTTCGTGGCGTGGCTCTACTTCGGTCGACGATGCGTCGCCACCTTCGGTGGTGACGCCCGTCGCCGTGCTACACAGTGAACTGGATACTTCGTTTGCCTCCGGGAAGCAGCTCGAGGTCCGGGCCCTGTGGTGGGTCGAACTCTTCCAGTTCGCTTCGAACCCATCAATGAATGGCGTTTCGCCATCCGAGTACATTGAAAGTAGCTATCCAGTTCAAGAAACATTCTACGTCGATTCACTACGTTTGCAAGGGCCCGCGGGGCCGCCAGCTCCTTGGAATTCCCGTTCGGGTCGCCGCGGCTCGAGCGCGCGTTCTCGCAAATGCTCGGCCCTAACAACTGTTCACACTAGCCGAAGGGCAAGAGTGAACAATGGTGGCGTTTCGCCACCTAACTCTCGCGAGTTATGGCTGAATCGACTCATTACGGACAGTGCAGGATACTACTCAGCGGCAGGAGCAGCAGGTGCTTCTTGCTGTGCAGCAGGCTGCGCAACCTGTTGTGCAGCTCGTTGCGCCTGCTGTTGCGCGAGTGCTTGACGTGCCTGGTCGACCATCTGTTGCTCACGTGCATCAGTTGTCAGCAACAGACCCAGAAGCGCATCACGCGGCGCAAAGTCTGCCGAGATGAGCTTGGAGTCCTCGGGATAGTCCGCGTCGATGTGGTGGTACGCCGCCTTCATCCGGAACGTGTAGTCTCCGGCACGATTGCGTTCCACAAAGTGCGGGTAGCCCTCGATCTCCGCCTCCTGCGGTGTACTTTCCCCAATGCCGGTCTTGTACAGCACGAACTCATACCCGGCGAATGCGATGGGGAGATAGTGGACGCGACCCCGTTGGATGTTGGGGTCCAAGAAGCACGGTGAAAAGAGAAAGACTCGATGTGTGTCCTCACTTGTCACCGCGCCCATTATGGGTCCCCGCGGCGTGTGGAAGATACGCAGTCGGTGCCCATCCAGCTTGGCGTCTTTCACGACGGTGACCGGAACCCACAGGTTGACCTTGAGCATGGGTTTGTCATCGGCGTGAGCTTTTTCGAAACGATCCTTAGCTTCACGGTACTGCTTCCACAGTGCCGAGTTCTCCTCCTCTTTGCCCGGCTCCACCACCGTGGGAGGTTCGGGGTCAGCAAAGACTGCCGGAGGCAATGGTTCTTTGCTGATGATCGCCTGCGCGGGAATCTTGCTGATCTCCGACTCGGCGATCTCCACCATGGCACTTCGTTTGCCCAGCTCGAAGCGCGTCACTTCGAGCGCGTGCCCGGCAACGTTGGTTGTCCTAACTTGCCAAGGACTCGTTGATTTCGTCTCGGATTTCTTCGTCGGTAATGACTTCTTCGGCCGCTGTGATTTTGTCATGATAGAGCTGTCCTTGTAGGTATTTGTTGACGTCGGTTACTTCACCGTAGGAGGGACCCGCTTCAACATCCCACAAGAATGGCACTGAAAGCCAGGGAAATTCGATTTGTGCGCGGCGTGTTCCGTACTCATACATGATGTCTTTGACCTGTGGCACGTATGCGTGCGGAACCGAGAACACAATCGAATCGTGGACCGTGGCGTGGAACTGGCCTCGCAGATCATGTTTCACAACCGGATGAATCTGATTCATGACCCAGAGCACGATGTCAGAACTGGTGCTCTGAATCTTGAAGTTCACTGCTTGCCGGAAGCAGCGATTGCGAAACATGCGCACTGCTGCGAGCGGGAACCGTCGCTTACGACCCGTGAGCGTAGCCACCCAGTTGAAGAAGCGAACTTCGTTCTGAGTGCTTTCAATGTAGGCCGGAATCGACGGGAACATCTTGAACATGAGGTCGATGACGCGTTGTGCTTCCTCAAGTGAGATGCCCGCTGTCTCTGCAATCTTGGCAGCCATGGCGCCGTAGAGCGTACCAAAGACCACGCGCTTGCAGTTGGTGCGTTTGCGGACCAACGCCTCAGCGTTCTTGATGATCGCTGCATCGATGGCCTCACCCGCGTAGAAGCGGTCGCACAAGTCTCGTGCTGTCTCTACTTCTTCGTAGGTGACACCGAAGACCTGAGACGTGAAGAAACTGTGCGTATCGAGTCCATCGAGGATGGCTTTGATCAGCTTTTCGTCGTGGGAGTAGGTTGCGAAGATGCGAATCTCTGCGCCCTTCGCGTCAGTGTTGATGAGCGTGTACCCCGGGGGCGGGATGAAGATCTTCTTGATGTTGAAGCCCGCCAGCTTCTTGGGGATGTTTTGCAGATTCTCGTTGGACGATGACAGGCGCCCTGTGCCTGTGCCTACCAGATGAAACGACGAGTGCATGCGCCCGTCAAAACGTGCATGCTCCCGCACGTTGATGAGGAACGGTGCACGGGCCTTGCGCGCTTTGCGGTAGTCCAAGATCAGACGCGGGAAGTCGAAGCCGTACGTGTTCGCGATGTACTTCAACGTGCCTTCGTCAGACTTGGTTTGACCCCGGCTGGTGTGCTTGATGTTGCTATCACGCGGAACCAGAACCTTCTGTCCGTTCTGGTAGAACCCATCGTTGAACAGGATTTTGCCCAACGCAGCTGGGTTATCGATCACAAAGTCACCACCCGCCAACTCGAAGAGTTTGGACTGCGCTTCTGCAACTTTGACTTCGAGCTTCGCATCCAGTTCTTCGAGATACGGTAAGTCCACCGGGAAGCCCGTGAACTCGATATCAGCAAGCGTGCGACTCGTAGGGATAACGTGTGTCGCCATGAGTCGCTTGAACGGCAAGGGCGCCGTTCGTTTGAGCCGCACACAGTCCGCGATGTCTTTCTTGTGCTCGGTCATCATGCGGGTGTTCTGTGCGACCGCATGTTGCCGGGTCACGTCTGCATCGACACCCGCATAGAGCTTCAGGTCTTCTGGGTCGATCATCGTGAAGTCAAAAGGCTCATGGTGCTCCGGTGCTTTGGGCTCTTTCGGCTTGTGGGGTTTCTTTGGCTTCGGCCCGAACGCTGCTTTGTTCATAGCCCGAAGTGCTTTGTCCGTCTCCCCCGTCTTGCGTGCACCATCTGCGCGCAGTTTTTCTGCGCGTTTCTTGGCTTCCCACGCGGCCAACTCTTGCTGATACGACCCAAACGCCAGGTCGTATTCGTTCATCAACCGCGTGTACTCTACACTGGCTTTCTGATGCTCGAGCGTTGCCTTGCGGAAACGCTTGGCCTCATCCGCACGAGTAGCGCCGCCGTGTGCTTCGCGAATCTCTGCGACCTTGTCTTCGTACCCTGCGTACTCCGGAAGGCGAGAGCGCGTCATGACCTTCAAGCCATACGCGCCCTTCTTGTCTTCCTCCAGGAGATGTTCGCCGCCCATAGTGTCCCAGATCACATTGTTCAACTCCCAGCCATAGCGATGCACGATGCCTTGGCGGTCGAACTTTTCGTGGTGTAGGACTTTGGGTTTGCTGGATGCGAGCACTCGGCGTACGTGCGCGACGACTTGTTCTCGATCTTCAGGGGACCATCGTTTACGTGGGTGGTCGATGAAGATGGATGCCGCTTTCATACGTGCCCAGGCGAAAGAGACCATGATGATCTTCGCCGTGGGGTCGTGCATTTCCAGACACGAGGTCTCGATGTCTACCGAGATGAAGTGCTTGTCAGGGTCCGCGCCATCGTTGGCGTATGCGAGTATCTCATCGCACACCTCTTTGACTTCTTGGACCGTATCGGGAAAGCGGTAGTTCTTGCGTAGCGTCTCTTCAGGAATGACGGTGACTGCATCGCAACCTTCTGCGTGCAGGAACGCGCGCTGCAAGTCACGATACATCTCATCGTAGAGACCGGGCTTTGCAAGCACCGCTTTGGGAGAGTACGTCGCAAAGAGATCGAACGTGTGATGATCCGTCTCATTGACCTGAATGGTCCGTGAGGTGAACGATCCCCGGTTGTCTTCGAAGGAGGCCTTGGCATCATGTAGGAGTGTTTGCAAGGGCAACGCTCCAAACACGATGACAAGACGTGGCTTGATGACCGCAAGATCCGCATCCAGAAAGGTCTTGCGACAGAGTGTGATGACGTCCTTCTTGGGCTTGTCAGCGTGGATGCACTGAACCACGTAGGTCTTGTACGTCTTCAAGTTGAACCAGCGCGCTGGTCCGTTTGGAAGCGTGTTGTAGTAGACCTGAAGACGCTTCAGTGCCATACCTACAGAAATGCCGTTGCGATCTTGGAATGGCTCTCCCCCCGCTGGGAACTGCGGGGAAGGACAATCACCCACTAAAACAATGGGCGATTTGTTGGACCCACGTGCAGCGATGCGCCGTTCATGATAGAAGGTGCATGCAATGCACGTGGGGGGTTTATCCAACGATGACATTGCTCACCAGTTCAAACCTCCGTCATCGTCATCGTCATCGCTCCCATCCGACGATGGGGATTCACCAGTAATAGGTGGGGAGCCACTACTTGTACCACTCACTTCTGCTTTTTTCGCACGGGCGGGTGGCTTCGGTGTGGCAATGCGAGACAGTTTTTCTCTGTACTCGCTGAGCATGTCGATGTCTTCGCGTCCTTTGGCTTTGGGCACCTGCGTCGCGGCGTTCACGATGGTCGTAACGTCGAACACCGAGTACGAGTTGCGGAAGATCGCTGCCCCCATGTACTTGTGCAATCGTGCAAAAACACCGTCACGGCGCGCTTCTTCGTCAGGCACGCAGTAGGGGCTACGAGACGCATATTGCACCATCAGGTCTGATGTCTTGTCCCGTAGCTCCTTGTTGCGTACCAGTTCTCCCTTGGCAGCCGGCCAGTGCACCACCAACCACTTGCGTACTTTGTCGTAGTAGACACCGCTGCCCGACTGATTCAGCACTTCCGGTTGGTCGCTGTTCAGGATCTCATTCACGCTACGTGGCCGAGACCCCTCCAGTGAAGGGATGCGGATGGCAGGTGTGTAGAACACATCATCCAGCAGATCACTGTTCAGCGCGAGACTGGCGACACGTTCAAGGTTGCGTCGATGCTGCTTGAAGTACGAGTGGATGAACTTGTGATAGTCCTTCCCGCAGATCGACATGATGGCCATCATGGGATAGAAGTGACTGAGGCTGCGCGTCATCTTGCCGAACTCGAGCCCTCCGCCTTCCCGGTACTCGTCCACGATGCGGTAGTACGCCTCGCGAAACTCCTTGGCGTGCTGGAACATCAAGAGCGGTAGGTTACGGCGTACCTCTTGAATCTTGTCGGCACCGAATTCGCGCAACAACGCAGTCTCCGGTGACTCACGGTGCACCTGCTTGTTCATCTCGATCTGAATGAACCTACTGATGTCTGCTACGTCCTCCAGACCACGGATACCGGCTACGAATCCCATGCAGTGGAAGCGGAACTCCTGTGACACCCCGTGCGCGGTGCCCATGAGCGTGGTGCCTTCTTCATTGGAGTGTCCACGAAAGAGCTGAAGAACCCCGCGTATGACACCGCTGCGTCGATCGTTGCCGCCCTTGTCTTCGAACTCATCCAGGCATACACAGAAACTTCCATGGTTCGATGACTGGCGGATACCCGCTACGGTGTAGTTGTCAGTGTAGTACGCCTGGTGGATCACGTTGATCGAGGGGAGGTTTGTACGCCCAATGAAGCCGCCAATGAAACTCGACTTCCCGCTCGAAGCCTCAGCGTTGAGAATGAAGATCGGTTGGCGCGGTACGCACGCTGCGATAGGAATGACCATGGTTGCCGCAGCGAGGAGTTCGGAGGTGACCGTGTGCTGTTTGAAGACCCAGCCTTTGCTGATCATCCCGAACAGCGTGTCGTACATCTCACGCAGTCCTATGGTCGACTGCTGGTTGAGATCAGCTTCCGAATTCACGAAGGGCAGTAGTTTTCGAGGACGAATCGCGCCTTCCGCGTGAATGACGATGGCCCCATCACAGGGCCCTGGCATCCGACGCCACACCACGTTTCCGAGGTCGTTGTAGTCTCCTCGGTAAAGGGCCGTGCCGTTTACCAGGTAAAGTCGAAAAATCTCCTCGGGGTCATCGACGGTGGGTGCAACACAGTGCAAACCTGCACCCATGCGGCGTACCAGCGAGTCCGCAGGCAACGCATTGGAGAGCCGTGTGATGGCGTAGCAGATGTAGTCTGCACACTTGTTGCTTCGTGCGATGTACGTGCTCTTCGCGTCGTCTTCGTCTACTTCCAGAAATGCGGGTTCGCCTACTTCATCCTTCACGAACTGAAGCGGGTCTTTGCCTGACATCGCGGAGATCGTCGTCAGGATGCGCGGTTTTTCCGCAATCGCGAACTCGTAGATGTCTTGCGTCTGCCGATCCCACACACGCATGATGTGCGAGGTGGCAGTACGAAATGCGTGCATGGGTTGCAAGCGACTCGCTAGCACTCCTTTGAGTCGCTCGATGAACGCATCCTCGTCTTCGTCTCCTACCTTGATCTCGGAGAGGATCTGCCCTGAGGAAACACCAAAGCGCTTCGAAAGCTCGTTCACGTATGCGTGTTGTTCACTTTCATCACGAACATACCGCCCCCACGTCGCAGCCTTATTCGTGAGCTGCCGAATGTCATTGCTGTCGATGCCACTCATCTCCTTCGAAGCACCAGCAAGGCACCACACGTGCGGCGGGGTGAAGTTCGTCTCATCACGTAACTCGCGTTGGAACTTCTCCAGCCCTCGCATGTTCACAGCGCGGTCGGGGTCGTTCTTGTCGAGCGGCTTGTTCTGCAAGTCGCGTTTGTACACGTCTGGCCACTCGAAGACCTTCACCGGCAGATGCGAGGTCTGCTCGAGGACCTTCTGGATGAACGCGGGCCCCTTGTCATCGAGGTCACCCACGATGTAGCCCGCATCGAAGCGGAAGCCCTTCATCATGTCGAGGCCGCACGTGGAACTACCCCCACCCGCGAAGACCATCGTGAGGATCTGCCCACCATCGATGAACTGGTTGTACATCATGGTGAGCGCATCGAACTCGCCCTCGACCCAGTGGAAGGTCTGGTTCTCTTTTCCGATGCGATGCCAGTACGGCGGCACGCCGAAGAGGCCAAACGCGCCGTTGTTCGGTTCGTTGTCATCGTGAACGAAGCAGATGTCCTTCACGAAGTCCTGGGGCATGTACAGGTTGGCTTGCTTGTGGGGAACCTTGCGAAGCTTGAGCTTGCACACATCGTTCGGGCTCGAGCCGGTGAAGAAGACGATCGCTCCCATCCAGGCCGTGTCGTTCCAGGGCACTTCGAGGTACGCTTCGATTTCCTCCCACACACCCTTGAAGTACTGCGCCTTCTCCTTGGGCATGAGCTGGAGCCGGTTGTTGATGAGCTTCTCCAGTCGCAGCTTCGGCGGGAACACGCCGATGGGCAGGAAGTGGTACAGGTCTTTGATACCGCGGTCCTCCAGATACGTCACGGCGTCTCGAGCATAAAAAAGCTCGGACTCCTGCATCGGCATCTTGCGCATCGCTACGCAGTCGATGAGTTCCCCGCGCATCACCTCGAAGAGGAGCTTCTTCATGTCGCGGTGGCGCTGGCGCTTGCCCACCTCACTGATAAGATGCTTGGAGATCTTGATGTTGAAGCGGTCCTTCAGCTCGAGAAGGGCCTTCTGGTAGGTCATATTCCCCTCGTTCAGGTCCTTGAAGAACCGAACGGGGTCCCAGTAGTACTTGCCGCAGTCGCCGCCCCAGCACTTCGCCTGCTGCCGCTCGAGGTCTACGATGAACGAAGCCTGGCTGTCATCGTGAAAGGGGCACTTCCCTTTGATCTGTCTCCTCGCGTAAGTCCAGTTCGTGGATGGTCTTGCAGTACGCAGAATATGCAACCAGTCGTTGGCATCGATCTGGCCCCAGATCTGTTTGATGCCAGCTGTACTGGTCTTGCTACTCTGAGTTGACTTCCCGCCTTTCTTCCCTGGCATGCGTCGGCATCCTCCCCGGGCATATCGACTGATAGCCACAGAAGTTGCACATCCAGCATGGCTTTGGTTGAGGATTAACATCCTCTGCGATGCGTGCAGCACGTTCGAGAAGGTCCATCCACTTGTTGCGGAAAGTCGAGCGAACAACGTCGACACTGTATTCCGGCAACCAGTTGGTCCTCTTTCCTTTTCGATTGGGGTCTGAGCCCACGAAGTGCAATGCAGCGCGAACGCTGGTCACGCCTTTGACCAGCGCATCAGCCATGATGCAGTACAGCTCGAGCTGATCTTGGTGGTACTCGATCTTCTTGAGCGTTCCACTCTTGTGATCGATGACCACACCCTGTCGATACCCTGTGAAAAGGGTTAGGTCGATGTTGCCTCTAATGAGGCAGTCGTCACTGTTGTAACCGGTGATCATGAAATGCTGATTGAGTGCGACTTTTTTCTCGGGATACCGTTTGACGACTTTGAATCGCGTACAGAAGGATGCCAGGCCCTGCACCCACTCCTCGACAGCACTTCGAAACGTCTGTACTTCGAGGCTTGCTTCATGCGTCAAATCAAAGGCGTCCATGGCACGCTGAAAGGCTTCGTTGACGCTGAGCCCCATATCCGTCCACTCCAGGATTTTGTGGACGACCACGCCGACGCGCGTTTCTTGCGCCTCTGCAACCGTAGCCTTCGTCTTCTTCACGTAACGTTCATGAAAGTTGAAGGGACAGGTCAGTGCAGCACTGACTTTCGAATACGACCACGGAGCATGCTTCATAACGGCGTCGGTAGGTGCCATGATCTCATCCTCTGGGTAGACCAATCGAGAACCGCTGGCTTGCAGCACAAGGCTGCAAGCCAGCGGAATGTGGTCTCCTGCCTGGTGAAACTAGATCCCCCCGTCCGACAGGTCCGGGTTGTCTCCCCCCGTCGCGGGGTTCATGCCCATGGCGTCGAGATCGACCTGCTCGTTGACGCCTGCCGCCGCCGCATCACCGCGTGCGATGGAGTCGTAGTAGAGCTTGAGGAAGATCTTGCGTTCGGCGTGGATGAGGTCGTAGAGGATGTCCGCAGCAGCGCGGATGTGCGCGGGTGTGTCTTCACCGGAAGGCGACACTCTGAAGATGGACCACTCGTTGCCTCCGCCGGTCTGGGTCTGCGTCTTGATCGTGAACCAGCGGTCCCAGATGCTGTCACAGGCAGCCGAGAGCTGGTCCATGCGGACACCAGCCTTGCGGCTCGTCTTGAAGAACTCCATGCGGTAGAGCTTCAGGTCTTCCGACAGCACCACGAAGCAGAGTCCGTTGTCGCAGTCCGTGATGGCCCCCGCAGCGTTCTGCCCGAGGGGCAGGTTGCTGCACTTGAGGCACTCTCCGAACGGCTTGCCGTACTTCGCATCCGGTGCGAAGCACGCGGGCGCCTTGTTGCCGCTGCCCCCGCCCTCGGGGAACATGCGATTGGCCTGGAAGGTGTAGAGCGGAGTCACCTTGAAGGGCTGTGTCAGGATGTAGCCGCTCGTGGTGATGAGATCGCCCGGCACGGCCTTGTCGGGCTTTTCCTTGGTCATGCCTTGTACGATGCGGATGGTGGGGATCAGCCACCGGGATTCCATCTCCTCGCGGCCCTTGCGATGCGGGTTCGCCGACTTGATGAGTTGTTCCACTGCGGCCTTGGGTGCATCCGTCAAGCTCGCGGAGAGTGCTTCGAGCTTGGTGATCATCAGGTCGCGTGCAGGAGCGAACACCTGGCGGTACTCATCCAGGGTGGGTGCCGGTTGGGTGGTGGTAGCGGGGAGATTGGACGACGTGCTGGTCTGCGTACCTCCGTTTCCTGCTGCGGGAGCCTCCTGGGATGGAGGGTTTGAGGTTGCTTCTGGGCCCTTCGTGGTCGCCTTGTCTTTCGCCATGTTGTCTCTTCTCCTAAGTGGGGTGCGAGGTTCTGAGCCTACATCGGCAGCTTTTCGTATGTCAAGTCCCTCGACGGATGTCGGTTAGATAAACATTAACGACATCAAAAATTGCATCATTGAGGGTTAATTTGATATACTTCCGCCATAAAAGACGGAGGCCGCCGTGCGCTTTGAAGAGGATCGGATTTACGCGCAGTACTTCAGAGACGTCAGTGCCGCACGCATGCCCGAAAATGCCATAGAGGAACAGGCACTCTTCGAGCGGTACCACCAACACGGTGACCTTGAAGCGAAACGCAGGCTCGTCGAAGGGAACCTGCGTTTCGTCATCAAGACCGCGAAGCAGTACTATCGCGGGGACACGGAGTTTCTGAAGAACCTCATCGCGGCAGGCAACGTAGGTCTGATGGTTGCTGTCGACCGTTACCGACCCTGGGTCATCAAATGTCGACGCTGTGGCAAACAGAATTTTGTGGCCGCACCCAAACACCAACGTTGCAATGATTGCAACGCACGCTTGCGTCAATTCGATGCCGAACGTTACACCACGCGCTTTTTGACCTACGCCGCGTGGTGGATTTCAGAAGCGATACGCACAGAGCTGTACGAGTCCTCGCTGGTTCATATCCCACCCTACAAACAAAAAGAACACCATCGTGCCCGTCAGCAAGGACAGGCTGTCGGTCTCACCTACGTCTCATTCGAAGATGCGGCTGAACAAGCCGAAGCGGTCATCGGCAATCACGAACATGAAGCGCTGGAGCAACACGCACTCTCGTTGTTGCACAGCATCCTGCGATCCATGAAAGATCGACAGGCGTACGTCGTCATCGCGTACTTCGGATTGCGCGAAGACCCCAAGACGTTACGTGAGATTGCACAGAAGCTCGGTGTCTGTTCCGAACGTGTACGGCAGATCAAAGAGGAAGCGTTACAGGAGTTGAAGACGCGACTGATGCGGCTGAATGTCCGCAACAGCAGTGACGTGCTGGTGAACTAGAAGTTCTCGCGCAGGCCGGCATTCCACTCCATCGCCGCGATCACCCCTCGGTAGAAGAGCTTCTTGTCGTCGCTCTTCGACCGATCGAAGCGCTCGTACGCGGTGGCCAGGCCTTCGCGCAGCTCCTTGTTCGCGCGCACCTCGATCTTCACCTGACGCAGACGCTCGAGTGCTTCATCCAGACCCTGCCGGATGCTGGGCTTCTCCGCATCGGTCTGCGGCGGCCGACCCCGGCGCTTGCCGTCGCTCTTGGTGGCCTTCTTGGCGCGAGACTTCTCCGCGGCCTCCTTGACGTCCGACGCGCGCTTGGTCTCACCCGACTTGATCTTGTTGTAGAGCTTCATCTGCTCGTCGTGCTCCTTGGCACCGCAGATGATGCGTGCTTGGGCGAAGGTCACCTTGCCCGCCCGGAGGTCTTCCTGGATGGGCTTGGGCAACGCGAGGAGCGCGAGGTACTGGCTCACCGCAGCCTGCGAGATGTTCGCGATCTCGGCTGCGATCTTCGCGTTGACGGTCTCCGGCTTGGCAGGCTTGCCCTCGGACGCGGGGCGCTCGATGGTCTGCCCGATCATACCCTGGAGGGACTGCGCGAACTCGATGGGGTTGAGCCGTTCCTGCTGCGCGTTCTCCGTGAACCGCGCGTAGGTTGCCTGTCCATCGGTGTACGGCTTGACCACCACGGGCACCGTTTTGAAGCCCGCGATCTTGGCTGCCTTGTAGCGACGCTCACCCGCCACGAGGTAGTACTTGCCGTCCTTGAGTCGCACCGTGAGCGGGTTCATCATGCCGACGTGTTTCATGGACTGCGCCAAGTTGGTCAGACGCTCCCGGTCAAAGGTCTGCCGAGGGTTGGCACCCTTCTCGAGGTTGACGTCATCGATCGGCACCTGGATGACGTTCTTGTCATCCTTTGCGGCCTGCTTCTCGGACTTCTTCTCGGCCTTCTTCTCTGGTTCCTTCTTCTCCGGTTCCTTCTTCTCCGTTGGCCCGGGGGGTGTTGCCGCCTTGGGCGGCTGTTCTGTCGTCTTCTCGGTTGTCATGCTTGTGTCTCCTTGTTGTCTCTTGAAACAAACGACTGGGAGTAGGTCCTACTTGGTGAGCATACTTGCTCGTGGGGATTTGATCATACTGAAGCGTGCGTTCACCCTGTGCAGACTGGAACCGTATCTGACAAATCTCGAGCCCTGCGTAGATACGGACAGGTTCCACACAGGAGATTTCGATGGTCCAATGTCCCCGGAAACCGACATCACCGAAGCCACCTGTTTGGTGAATCGAGAGACCGAGACGCGCGAAGGAACTACGCCCATCCAGCATGGGAACGTAGGTAGCTGTCTCGGTGTACTCGACGGTGGCTCCAAGGTACAACTTTCCCGGGTAAAGAATCAGACCCTCTTCAGGGATTTCGAAGGCGTACGTCGGATTGTCCGCGCGACAGTCGAGCACCGTCGAAGGTAGGGGCCATCCGGCATGTACGGCATGTTCGACGTCGGGATCGGTATAGACCCGCAACGTTGAAGCAAGACGCAGGTTGTAGCTGTTCGGATTGAGTTGCGCCAGCGTGAAGGGCTCGATACGCAGCTCTCCACGCTGTTGCGCAGCTACGATCTCAGGTCCCGTCAGGATCATCGGTTGTGTTCTTGCTCTTCGATGAGGCGAAGCAGCAGGTCCCGTTGGGCTTCGAGGCGCATGCGCTGTTCGCCGGTGGTCTGGTTGATTTCGTTGTTCACTGCACGCAGCTTGCTGAACAACGGGTTCTCCGGGATGAGAGCTTGTGGGACGGCTTCTTGCAACCCACTCAAAACCAGGGCTGCGGGTCGTGCCTGTGGCACCACCAAGCCAATGGCACCCGCGAGGTGCGCCGCGATGTTCATGATAGCTCTCACTTGATCGCGGTTGATTCGTCTTTTTCGTGCCGTAGCTTTCGCCACGGTGGTGGAGACTGCATGCAGTCCATCCAACAAGCTATCCAACTTGGTCATCGGTCCTCCTTCAGAAACTCGTAGACACGTTCCATGTCCACGAAGCGAAGGCAGGATACGTCTATCGGTTTGCCCTCCAGGATGTCATTCACCAGAAAAAAGAACTCTGGTGCGACCTTCTGAATGTCCACACCCACGCGGGTGTAGACGCACGTGTGAATCGCGCGGATGAGCTTGTACCGCTCGACGATTTCCTGCACCAGTCTGTCGCGTCTCTTGCTCATGGCTTTTGTTCGAACGGTAGCGTCCCGCAACGGGGACATTTGAGCACGTTGGTGTTCTCGACAGACTCGAGCGGGGTGCCACAGTGCGGACAAATCCGCGCTGTGTCGTCGAGGTCACGTGACGCTGTCTTCGCGTCCGCACCTTCTTCCACGCCGTATTTTTCGAACTCCTTCTCGAACATGTCGTTCTCCGCTACAGGCTAAGTCGCGGCAGCCTTGTCTTGTACCCCCGATTTGCCGGCTTTTTTGTCGGCCTTCTCTTTTTTCTCCCCACCGTTCTTGCTGCTCCGCGTGGCCTTCGCTTTCTTGGCACGTGCCGAGGGATCGCTCACGTGGAAGAGCTGCTCGAGCAACCGCGAGATCGCCTTGTCGTTGTAGTCGGGGATGACGTTGATGAACGCCTGGAGCTTGCCCTGGTACACGCAGACGAGATCAGGCAGCTCTTCTTTCGGAAACGCTGCGAAGAACTCTTCGACCTTGCGAAGCCCTTCTTCACGTACCTTCTGTCGCCCTTCGTAAGCCGCGACTTCTGTGGTGTCGATCTCTTTGTCGAAGGTACGACCCGAACGGTCGCACTTGAGCGTAGCGGTGAGCTTCATCGATTCTTCCTTTCAGAGAGGTGTTGTGCGGAACCCATCCGCATGTAGGGCCTGGACCAAACGTTTACGGGTCTCGGTGCCAGGCACACCGTCGACCTTGATGCGGTCAGTTGGCTGGTACTTGTTCCAGTCTTGCTGGAAATGTTTCGTGGCTGTCGTGCTCTCCGCACCGAGATTCCCATCCACACCGTACTTGGGAAGAATCGCGGGTCCGTAGAGGTCCACAAGCGCCTGTTGAACCTCAGCCGAGGAGTCCAGCGTGTCATCTGCGTCCCAACGGTCCACGTCGTCGGTTTCGCTCGCTGCGGTCTGTTCGAGAAGTTTCAGTTCAGCGAGGTTCACGACTGCATCCGCTTCGGATGCCTTCACGAAACGTTCCATGAAGCTGTAAGCGTCGATGGGATACGTCTCATAGGCCGCGTCGTTGCACAAGTCTTTGGGCCAGAGCGGACCCATGTCGTACTTCGACTCACGCCAATCCGTGTGCTGGCTCATCCGATCACGCGCCATGCGCTTGGAGCCGTCGGGGCGCATTGTCGCTGCAATGCAGAGGCGCTTCAGCTTGATGTTCGTGATGATTTGCTCCCACGTGTACGGCAGCATGTGCGTCGCACCGCGGAACGGCTTCTCGAGCGCTTCGGGTCGTTGCACGGCAAGTAGCGCCGGAGGCAGCTTCCCTGCCCAGTAGCACCACACACCTTCTTTGAGATGGCACACGAGCGCGTTGACCATCTCGACTTGGATTGCATCACCGTTGCGCTTCGGCTCGCCCCAAGCACCATCGAAGAGGCGCAAGAGCATGAAGGGCACACCCGTGGGTGCCACCACGAAGTGCGTACACGCACCCGGCAACCCGACCCACTGAGCGAAGAACGTACCACCCTTCTCGATGACCTTGCCGCCACGCCGGGCAGCAAGCGCTTCAGCCGCAGTCTTGTTTGTACATTTCTCAAGGTGTGTGACCTTGCGTGAAGAGAACCAACTCAGCGTTCCCCATTCGGTGATACCGGCAGTCGCGTGATCCAGCCACCACAGGTCTTGAACCTTGAGCAACCGGCCCGGGTAACACTGCACGGTGGGAAAGTAGTCCGTGTAGTCCTTGAGCTTCGCGAGAATGTCCAGATGCGTACGGTCATAGAGACGATCGAGCGTGTTCTGCGCCTGCGTCGGCGTCAGCGGTCCTGCTCCTGCCTTCTCCCACAGCTCATCGAACTCTTGCCGGATGTCCATCTCGTGATCACGGAGATACTTGATGTACTCGGGCTTCACGGAGCACTCCTCTCAGCGGGCTTTGCCGCGACACATGTAGTAGTACCCGCACCACTTCGGTGTGCAGGCCCACGACGTAGGATCACACGGAGGGAACACGCCCGCCGTGATGGCACGAGCAACACCTGTGATGATCTCGGCCATCCACTTGTAGTCTTGTGTGGTGCGCATGCTGTGAATGCGCTTCACCTTGGGTGTCTTCTGTCGCAAGAACTGGTCGTAGCGCACCAACCCTACCTGTTCTGCGTAGGAGTAGATGGTGAGTTGAAGGGAACCTTTGACCTCGTCCTCGCTGATGGACTTGGTGCGCGTCTTGAAATCGGCGATGGCTGTACGGAAGATCTCGGGCACATCTGAACCGTACTGACGAAGAAGCGCCCTCTCTTCTTCGCTCATGATTGCATCTGCGTTGGTATCGATGAGGTCGATGTATCCCACGAGGGGGATGCCCTCGACATTGATCTCGAGTTTCTTCTCGATGCCCCGCACCCCATCTTTCACTTGAGGTTTGACCTTGGGTGCGACCACGCGATTGTAGATGCTGACGAGCTGGATGCCCGCGTCTTTGATCTGCCCCTTGTTGATGCCGTCTTCTTTCCAGTCTTCCGCAGGGACATCTTCGGACTTCTTATCGAAGTGATCCGAGAACGCAGCCACGACCTGCTCAATCGGCGCAGGCACATCGTGGTCCACGATGTGATGGTGCGTCACCTCTGCGGCCTTGTGCGTCCCGGAGCCCAAGGTGATCGCGACGCCGGGTGGACGTTTGTTGTCACAGACGTACCGATGGTAGTACTGCATCGGGCACTTGAGGTACATGTCGATCTGCGAATTGCTCAGGTACCCCGTGGGCAACTGATAACCACCCACGGGTGCATTCTTCGCCATGTACTCGCGAAGCTTGTCATCGATGTCGATGATGGGCTGATTCGCGATCTCTTCTCTTCCTTTGGCCATCAGCTTTCCCTTCCCGGCTTCGGAGGACGCGTGGATTCACCCGGCATGCGCCGACCACCGCGCTTTCCCAACGTGGCTTCACGTTCACGCGTACGCACCGCAGTGAGGTGCTTGTTCTTTTCGAGCAGTGCTTTCATGCTGCCACCACTCTCTTCGGGCTCTTCTGCGGTGGACACGTGTACAGAGGGCACGCCCTCGCCCGGGGAGGGGGGAGCGAACGATTCGCCCAGTTCCTCGTCGATGACCACGGGGTCCTGGACTTCTTGCGTTTCTTCATCGACAGGATACTCACGCGGAGGCGCCGCTGCGGTCTTCTCTGTTGATCGCAGAGAGACAACAGACCCTTCGTGTGGAACGGCTACGATGGCCACAGGCACCGGAACCCCATTCGTGAGCTTCACGCCACACGAGGGACACTTCTCACTGAGCGGACCGGGCTCGCAGTCGATGACCACGTTGAACCGGTTCAAATCGGAGTCCAGGGATACGAACTGAATGTCCGTCACAGGATGCAGTCCCTGAACTGCTAGCATCCCGGTGACGAACGCGACCAGCTCTTCATGTGTGTACGTGATCGTGATCTTTGGCATGTTAGACCTGCTTTGCTCTCGCAACGTGACGCTGCACGTCTCGTTGGTAACGGCATCCCTCTTCGAAGAGCGTGATGCCCATTTCGGTACAGCGTTCACGACGGTCACAATGTGCACACGTCAGCGCAGAGATGATCGTCTCGGACACCGTACGCTTCATGGAGAGACCACGTGCGATGTGAATGTCGATCGTGTGTCTGCACAACAATCGAAACACCGTCACGTCTCGCCGTTGCCCCACGCGATGGTTGCGGTCGATGGACTGATCGTACGCCAGCAGCTTCCAGGGCAGGCTGAAGTAGATCATGTAGTTTGCAGCATTCAACGTGATGCCCACACCCGTCTCGACCTGTCCGAGGTAGATGCGACAAGCCACGTCCGTTTCGAACTTCGTGGCGGGTACCGTAACATCAGGGGTGCTGCCATCTGCGCGCACCAGCGTGAAGTCTCGCTTCGTCTTCTTCCAGTGGTCCTTGATCGCCTCTTCGATCCAGTCCATCTCCGGACGGAACTGTGCCCAGATGATGCACTTATGCGTCGGCTCCGCCAGAATCTCGTCGAGCTTGTTGAGGAGCACCTCGAGTTTGGCGTTCTCTTGCATGCGCTGCACGATGGGAGGCATCGGCGTCGAGTTCACGTGACACTTCGTAGTGTACGGCTTGATGTGCGCATCGACGCAGTCGCGTAGGTGTTCGCAGCCATCGCAGATGTTGGGCACGTCTGCCTTGAGATACATGAAGCCACACGCGACCTGGAGCAACTTGTTGACGAGAACAGCCGCGTTTGGAATGTCGATGAGGCCACCCTGCTCGGTCAGAATGCGTTCTTCACGCATCAAGGCTTGCGCTAGTTCATCGAACTCTTCCGAGAGAATGATCGTGTTGTAGAACTTCTGCTGACTCGGCTTCATATCGATGGGCACATCGATGACGTACTGCTCGGGGAGGTCCAGACACTCCTTCTTCGTGCGACGAAGCGCAACCAGGCGCACACGCTCGTTGAGCACGTGCAGGTTCTTGTACCCGATCACGATGCGCTTGTTCATCGGCGCTGTGCGACAGAAGGTTTGCTTGAACTTCCAGAACGACTCCGGCATGAAGCAAGGCGAAAGGAATCGAAACTGCGAGTACATGTCTCGAGGGTCACCCGTCGATGGTGTTCCCGACATGATGACGCGCCGGCTCGGTTTCTTGCTCAGTTCCAACGCCGCTTCCGTGCGGCCACTCCGCGCGTCCTTGATGTAGTGACTCTCATCCGCGACGATGGCGTTGTAAGGAAATTCTTCTTGAATCTGTTCCCGATAGAGACGCGCTGAACCGTAGGTGATGACCAGCCCTGAGTAGTTCTTTGCGTCGGCGATCTGGGCAGTTTTTTCCTCGCGGCTCAAACCATCGACGATGCGGTATTCCTGTTCGATGCCGTGGCGTGCTGCTTCCGTAGCCCACACGTGAAGAACCACACGCGGACAAAGGATGAGGGGCTTGGCGTTGATGGCGCGCTGCCAGTCGACGATGATCTTGGTCTTGCCAAGACCGCATGCGTAGAACAGCGCCACGCGCATGTTGTACAGGACGTGGATGAATCCCTCGAGCTGGTGCTCGTAGGGCTGCGTCTTGAATGCGAAACCTGACGGCAGCACTTTCTTCGCAACCCGCTCATCGTAGCGTTCGAGCTGCGTGATGGCTTGCTTCGCGGCATCCGACACGGTGAACCGCAACTTCAGCGCTTTGAGATCCTTCAGCACGAGCTTGTAGACGGGATAGAACGCAGGGAAGTACCAAAGCAACGTACCCTTCTTGGTCACAGCGCCGAACACCTTTTTGAACGAAAGGTCGGTGCTGTAGATGGCGAAAACAGGCGTTCCGCCGAGGCTCGTTATTTTTAGGACCTGCGTTTCCATGTTTATCTCGCCGACATTACTCCATGCACTTTGCGCTCGTCAAGGCCACAAATCGAACAGACCAAGCGATATTCGGTGGACAATTGGTGCTTGCGACCGATGCCCGCATTCCAATCGTGATGGACTTTTTTCGCCAAAGTGGGGAGACTACACCGTGGGCAAAGCCACAATTCACTTGACTCGCCCTCCCCGTTTTCCAAACGCAAAAGTGTCTGTGCTGTCCGGAAACCCACTGCGAGGGATTGGCTGTCGCCCTTGTCGGTCAGCTCCGGCAACAAGCTCACGGCGAGCAAGCATTTACTCGGTAAAGTTGCAGTCCAGCGTTCCGTCACGAACGAACACGTGCGACTTCCAATATCACCGTGCATGGTGCACAGTAGTGCTTTGGGACAGAGACCACACAGGAGTCGTCCACGAAGGCCTTCACAATTCACCTTGTGGATGCAGAAGTTACAGACCGTGCGCTTGTAATCCGATGGCACCTAACCTATTCTCCTTTCAGGTGAATTGAGGACTCCATGTCTGATATGACCGTAACGGATCTGGAAGCGCTGTATCGAAACAACACAGCGCATCCCAATCCGATGTTCGACTTCGTGACGGGGTTTGTCCCCCGTCGACTCCGTGACCTGTTCGCGTGGATGGAGTACCTCTACTACAACTCAGCGCAAGTCTTTGCTGCGTTGAAGAAGTTCTCCGAATACCCCATCACGGACATCTCCTACAACACCACCAACAGAGGCGCCGAGGACCGCGTCAAGGAGTTGCTCGAGAAGACACTGCGCGTGAAAGAGATCCTCATTCTCAGTGGGCGTGACCGTTGGATCTACGGCAACGCATTCATCTCCCTGTACCAGCCGTTCGCGCGCTTTTTGAAGTGTCCACAGTGCAACAAGCTCGTCAACATCCAGCACGTGAATTACCGTTTCAAGTACACCCCGATGACCTTTGAGTACACGTGCCGAAAGTGTCGACGCACGGTACGAGGCAAGGTCATCGATCGGCGCCTGACTGACCCCAACCAGATTCACATCATCCGCTGGGACCCCAAGCAGATGGACATCGACCACGATCCCATCTCGGGGAAATCCATCTACTACTACTCGATCCCACCGGACATCAAGAACCGCATCCGGCAAGGCAACAAGCTGTTGCTGAACCACTTGCCCCTCGAGTTCATCGCTGCGGCACGGGACAACAAGATGTTCCGTTTCAAGGATGGGCAGATCTACCACATGAAGGTCGCGCCGCCCGCCGGCATCGACCCCCAGTGGGGATTCCCGCCGCTCACGAGCACCATCAAACTCTTCTTCTACACCGCGATCCTGCGCAAGGCGAACGAAGCAATCGCGCTTGATCACCTCGTCCCCTTCCGTGTGCTCTTCCCGAAGCAGACATCCGCGAACGCGGACCCCATCCAGACCATCTCGCTTTCGCGTATGTTCGAAGAGGTGAAGCGCGGCCTTGGTCGACATCGCAAAGACCCGCTCACCATCTTCCACTCGGGCGTACCCGTTGACTCGCTCCAGATCGGGGGCGATGGACGTGCGCTGCTCACCCTCGGCGAGGTGAAAGAAGCCGAAGACTCCATCATCGCCGCGATGGGTATCCCCCGCGAGTTCATCTACGGAGGTCTGTCGTTCACGGGGTCCGCGATCACGCTGCGTATGCTCGAGAACCAACTCCTCACCTACACGGGAGAGCTGAACGAACTGCTCCAGTGGATCACCACGCGTTCTTGCAAGATGCTGGGCTGGCCCGATGTGGAAGTCGAGCTGACCGAGTTCAAGCTCATCGACGACGTGCAGCAGAAGCAACTGATCCTCCAGTTGAATCAAAACGCTCAGTTGATCTCGAACACGACCATCGCGGAGCTGAACGACTTCGACCTGAAGAAGGAACGTGAAAGACGCCTCCAGGAACAGCTCGACGAGATTCGATTCCAGCAGAAGATGCAGCAGGAGACCCAACAGCTACAACAGTCCCTCGCGCAGCAAGCACGTTCGCAAGCGATGCTCGGTCAGACGGGCTTGCAATACGACCAGCAGGCCGTCATTGGCCAAGCTGACCAGCTCGTTCAGGAACTCTCCAGCGTTGACCCGGGCATGCGCAAGAGCAGACTCCATGCGCTTCAGGTCGAAGACTACGTCATGTACTCTGTCGTGGTACAACGACTCGAAGAAATGGAAACCTCACAGGCGTACCAAGCAAAACGTCAGGCGCAAGGCGGAGGGTAGCGCATGAAGGGCCAAGAAGAAAGCATCGCTCAGGTTGTGAAGCGCGCATCCGAGTTTCCTGACGATGACGGAAAAGGGGGCGCCAACGTCACGCTACCGCAGCTCTTCCCGAACATGAACTTCCCCATTCCTCCGGGAGAGAAGGTCGTCAACGACGAGCCAATGCCCGGAGCAGCGAGACCTGAAGGCGTACCGCAATACAACCTGCGTGCGCACTTCGAACGCTTCATCATGGGTCAACAGATCGTGGGTGGCAGCAAAGAAGAAGGCTACCAGTACGAGGAACGTGACGATTCCGTAGCCTACGAAGAACTGATGAACCGCATCCTCGCAGGCGAAGCCATGCTGCGCTGGGAAGAACGGAAGACGCTGAACGACGGCACCATGGTGATCTCCGTCAGTTACTTCACACCCCTAAATAAAGTAAAGAAGGCACCTGCTGACGGAACGCCTTCGACTGAAAGCGCATCATGATCCCTCCGTTCTTCAAGGCAGCTGCGCATTACTTCTTGACCCGAGCCAAGACAGCGCAACTCCTTCGAACAGAGTTGGGAAAAGAACTGGTCCGTCCCGTGAAGGACTGGGTGGGTGAACTCTTCACCGGAACACCCGAAGAGACCGCACCAAAAGAAACGGCGACCCCCACCCAGACAGTTGTGCTGTCCGAGGGGGGCCGCCCAGTCATGGTGCAGGTTCCTACGTCGTCACTGCCGACTCCGCTTCCGGTTGCGTTGCCGGCAAAGCCGACGTCACCTCCGGAACAGAATCAACAGCAACGTTCTGATCAGCACAGCTATTCTCCTCTTGCCGTGGCGCCTCCTGCGGGACTGCGCTCGTAGCGTTTTCGGGCGTAGCAGCGGCAGCCTTACGTGCCCTTCCCTTGGCCGCCTTCGCCGCACCGCGGGCTTTGCCCTTGGCGCTGACATGGTCGCCGATTGGCACGTTCAATCGGCCCGCTCCGTTGGCTCTTTTCTCTGCGAGCTTGGCGTCCCTCGCGAGCCTGTGCGTCTTGCACAGCGTCGAGGGCTCGTACACGTCTCCTTTCTCGCGGAGCTTGTGCTCCACGATTGCCCTGCCGGCCATGCCGATGGTGATCGCCACCATTTCGTCACAGCCAGGTTCCCGGCACTGCGTGGTCATGACCAGGCGTCTCTGCTGCCGTCGCAGCCGTGCCTGGCGCTCGTTCTCGGGGAGGTAGTCGGGAAGGTTCGTGCCCTTGTAGAGCGCGACGATCCTGTCCATGTCGTTGACGTCGACGTACATGGACTCCGTGGTGGCGAGCACGCACGGAGGCAGATCCTCGTCGCCCTGGGTCCACTCCATCGGCTCCCGATCAGGGTCGAGGGGGTAGAATCCCAGCTTCTCCCACAGCGCGTAGAGCTGCTCGATGAGCGAGTAGGCTTCCTCGCTCGTCATGCAGATGCCCTTCCCCGCGAGCCGGCCAAGCTCATCGGGGATGGAGCAGGTTCGTTTGGCCCGCACGAGTCTGTTCATGTCGTACAGACTCAAGCGGTCCGGCCAGGCGAGGCAGAAACGCCCCGCAACCGTTTCAGGCATGCATCACCTCCGGATTGGTGTGCAGAGGTCACTCCCCCGTTGTGGCTAGCCATGATGCGTAAAGAACACAAACCGTGTTCAGTACCCCACATCGTGCAGCCACTGGTGGGGGGATACCAGTGACTACACGAGTGCGGGGCTAGTTCTTATACCCGAATTCGCTCTTTCTTTAGAAAGGTGGCGCTTTTGTCTATACTTCGACCATGAAGCTCACACCCGTACTCGTCGATGCAGGCACGCGACGAGAACAGATCCACAAGAAAGCCATCGAAGGCGTTCAGAGCGTCTTTCCGTTGCAGCATCGCAATGTGGCGTTGGAGGTCAAAAACGTCCACGTATTGCCACGCGAATATTCCTCCCGTGAGCAAAAGGAAGCCATCCTCAACGGACAGACGCTTCAAGAGCCACTACGCGGAGACCTCGTTCTGCGTGATGCAGCGGGCAAAGTGATCGACAGGAAGGAGGGAGTCACCCTCGCGCAGTTGCCCTACTTCACCCAGCGCCACACCTTCATCGTGGAGGGCAATGAGTACTCCGTGGCGCATCAACGCCGGGTGCGCCCCGGCGTCTACACACGTGTCCGTGGCAACGAAGAACTGGAGGCTGCATTCAACCTCGGGAAGGGCGAGAACTTCCGCATCAACATGGATCCTGCCAAGGGGCACATGTACCTTCAGTACGGTTCGACCAACATCCCGCTCTATCCCGTGCTCAAGTCGCTCGGGGTGAACGACACCCAGATCAACAAACACTGGGGTGAGGGGGTTGTAGCGACAAACCGTGATGCGTTCACGAAAAAGCAAGAACAAGCCATCACGAAGCTCTACGAGCGGCTCGTACCGGAGTACAAAAGAACGGCGACCGCACCCGAGAGCATGGCGCGCGAAATCGCTGCACAGTACCAGAACACGATGCTCGACCCGAACGTCACGGAACAGACGCTCGGTGAACGCTTCGACAGGGTCACACCTCAGGCACTGTTGAAGGCGTCGCAGAAGCTCCTCGATGTACACCGCGAAGGCCGCGACACAGACGATCGTGACAGCCTCTCGTTTCAAGCGCTCCACAGCGTGGATGACTTCATCAAGGAACGCATCCAGCTCGAAGGGCGGGCCATCACACGTAAGATCAAGACGAAGGTCAGCACCGCAGGCAGCGCACCAACCCTCGCCAAGATCATGCCGGCGTCACCGTTCACTCGGTCTCTTCGGTCGTTCGTGACGAACGCGGCGTTGTCTGCCATCCCCACACAGATCAACCCGATGGAGATCATCGACAGCGCCGTGCGTGTGACCAACCTCGGGGAAGGGGGCATCAGCTCAGAGAGAGCCGTCCCCAGCGAAGCACGCAACCTGCATCACACGCACTTCGGACTGATCGACCCAGCACGCACACCGGAGTCGTTTCGTGCAGGGATAGACCTGCGCGCAGCCATCTGGACCAAACGCGATGAACAAGGGCGCATGTACTCACTCATGCGCAACGCAAAGACGGGCTATCTCGAAGACGTTCCTGTGCAGAAGATCGAAAAGTCCACCGTGGCATTTCCTGGTGAGATGAAGCGCACGTCTGGGCTGTCCGCACTGCGCGAAGGGAAACTCGTTTCGGTCGCGAAAAAGGATGTCGACTACGAGCTGCCGCACCCTTCCTTCATGTTCTCGCCTGCGTCCAACACGGTGCCCATGCCCGAGAGCCTTCAGGGAAATCGTACCCTGATGGGGGCAAAGTATTCGACGCAGGCACTTCCCCTCGTTGACCGCGAAGAACCCCTCGTGCAGGTCGCGTCCTTCAACCCAGGACGTACCTTCGAGCGAGAACTTGCCGATCTCATCGTTCCCACAGCACCCATGGCGGGCGTGATCAAGAAGGTCGACAAAGACTACATCTACCTCAAGCCGGAGTACCGTAAGAAGGCTGAAGACGAAGCAACGCTCTTCCCCTACGGACATATCGCCCCCATCGAACACGTTCTCACTGAACCAGATCCCGATGATGACGCAAAAACGGCAGCAACTGCGACCCCGCTCATCAAGATCCCTTACGACACGAACTTCCCGCTGTCCTCGAAGACGTACTTGCACAATGACGTCATCGTGAAGGCCGGAGATCGCGTTGAGGCGAATCAGCACCTCGCGGAGAGCAACTACACACGTGACGGCAAGCTCGCGCTGGGCAAGAACCTGAACGTGGGGTATCTCGCGTACTACGGGCTCAACTCCAACGACGCTGTCGTCGTCTCGGAGACCGGCGCCAAGAAGCTCACCAGTGAGCACATGTACAAGGAGTCTCTGCCGCGCGACAACGACATCGTTCTCGACAAGAAGAAGCACCAAGCACAGTTCGGCATGCGTTGGACCGCAGATCAGTACGCCAAGCTCGATGAACGCGGTATTGCGAAGAGCGGTGCGATCGTACAACCCGGAGACCCGCTGGTCCTTGCGATACGAAAGACAGCCCCATCAGCCGAACAACAAATGCTGGGGCGTTTGCACAAGACTCTCGCGACACCGTACCGCGAAGTGACCGTCGTATGGGACCATCGCAATGAAGGGGAAGTGATCGACGTCGTAGTGAATGAGACCCGTGTAGTCCTGACCGTCAAAACGCGTGAAGCCGCAGCCATCGGTGACAAGATCGCAGGACGCTACGGAAACAAAGGCGTCATCTCGAAGGTCATCCCGGATGACCAGATGGTGCGCACCCAAGACGGTGCACCTCTCGATCTGCTGATGACCTCCGCAGGCATCGTCTCCCGTGTGAATCCGGCTCAAATCATCGAAACAGCGGTTGCGAAAGTCGCCAAGAAAACTGGCGAACCCATCGTGATTTCCTCGATGTCGGGTCGGAACAACGTCAAGTGGGCGAAAGATCTGCTCAAGAAACACGGCATCAGCGACAAAGAGGTTCTCTACAACCCGGTCTCGGGCAAGAACATCGAAGGACCTGACGGCAAAGGCATCATGGTTGGCCCGCAGTACATCTACAAACTCTTCAAGTCGACTGAGACGAACTATGCGGCACGCGGCGTGTCTGACTACGACATCAACCTGCAACCCGCGAAAGGTGGCACAGAGGGCGCGAAGGCCCTGGGCCGCATGGAGGTCGGTGCGCTACTCGCACACAACGCTCGTAACGTCCTTCGCGAAACAAGCACACTGAAGAGTTCCAAGAACGATGCGTGGTGGCGAGCGTATCAACTCGGCCAACCGTTGCCTGCTGTACGGACACCTTTCGCAGTCGACAAATTCACCGACATGTTGCGGGGTGCGGGTATCCGCATCGACAAGAGTCAAAACATCGTGACGCTCGGTCCGCTCACCGATCGTGACATCGATAAACTGTCTTCAGGTGCCATCACCCGCGGCACGATGGTCCGCGAAAAGGATCTCAACCCTGAGAAGGGCGGTCTCTTCGATCCCGTGATCACCGGCGGTACCAACGGCAGTCGTTGGTCCCATGTGTCTCTCGAAGAACCCATCGTGAATCCTTCGTTCGAAGACCCTGTTCGACGCATGCTTGGTATGACCCAAGCAGAGTTCCGTCGCACGATTCACACAGAGGGAGGCGCAGGCATCCAAAAGCGCCTGAAGGCGCTCGACATCGAAACACGTATCAAAGAACTCGAAGAAGAAGTTCGCGATGCCACGGGTGCAAAGCTCGATAACGCCATCAAGCAACTCAAAGTGCTCAAGGCCCTCGAGAAGCAGCAGATCAAACCACACGAAGCCTTCGTGTTGTCGAAGATTCCTATCGTGCCGCCGGTGGTGAGGCCGGTGCTTCCCTCGCGCGGCAAACGTGACCTGCTCATCGCGGATGCGAACTACTTCTACAGGGATGCCATCCTCGCGAATGAGTCCCTCGCGACGGCGAAGAAGAGTCTCCCCGAGAACGAGATCGGTAAGGCACGTACGCACCTCTACGATGCAACACGCGCTGTGTTCGGGCTCGATGATGCAGTCAGTCCACAACTCAAAGCACGTGGAGCCCAAGGTTTCATCAGCAGCATCTCGGGTCAGGGCAGTCCGAAGCGAGGATTCTTTCACGCGAAGGTACTCAAACGTACCCAAGATCTGACAGCTCGAGGTACAGTAGCTCCAGATCTAACGCTCGACATGGACCAAGTCGGTCTACCCGAAGACATGCTCTGGAAGACCTACGAACCGCACATCATGCGGCGTCTCGTGCAGGGTGGCTACAAAGCACTCGATGCACAGCAGATGATCGCAGACCGACATCCTGTGGCGCGTGATGCGATGATGGCCGAAACGCAACAGCGCCCCGTCATCGTGAACAGAGCACCTACGCTTCATCGCTTCGGCATGGTGGGTGCGTACCCTGTACCCGTACCGGGGAAGACCATCCGCGTGAACCCGTTCATGGAACAGGGCATGAACATGGACTACGACGGGGACACGGTGCAGATTCACGTACCGGCGAGCGAAGGCGCCATGCAAGATGTCCGATCGATGACGCTCTCCAACTTGCTCTTCGGCGATAAGACGCGCAACGACCTCATGGTGTTCCCCCAGCACGAAGCGATCCTCGGCATCTACACCGCGAGTAGCACGAAGGGTGGTAAGGCGGTCAAGTTCAAGACCAAGGCCGAGGCGCTCGCTGCATATAAAAGAGGAGAGATTCAGCTCAACGATAACGTCACGATTGGCTAACGAGCTGATCTGTCCTATACTTTCAGCGACGAAGTACCCGACAAGGAGCTTTCAATGAGCCATCTCGACACCGCGTACAAGCTGGGCGCTGCCCAGGCGATGCAAGACTTCCAGGCCGAAGTGGAGAAGCTTGCGGCACCGCCCGCGCCCGTCACACCGCCTCCGGGCATCCGCGCTCCCGGCGGCGCAGTCCCCCCGGCGGCCCCTCCGGGCCCCGTGAACCCAGGTCCCAACGCAGGCCTGGCAGGTCCCAAGCGCGGTTTCTGACATTCCCATGAACGCCCTCGACACAGCGTACTGGCTGGGCGTTGAAGCAGCGAAGTGTGCCCTCGACATCAGCGCGGGCACCGGCGCACCCATGCCGTCGCAGATGCCGACCAGTGGCACGGGCAACCCGGTGCAACAGCCCACGCAGGGTAGCGGTCGTCCTTCACCCATGCCCACGGATGGTGGGGTCGGAAGTGCCACAAAGCTTTCGCAGGACTTCTTCAGTTCGTTCCTCGAGCGCGACTACGACAACCCAACGGATGCGCCGCGAAAGACAGCCGCGGAGTACGCCGTCGAGAAGGCCCTCGAGAAGCTAGGAACACCGCGTAGCGCCAAGGCTCGCGCTTCGCGCCTTTCCATGAGCAAAGGAACAAGTTTCAAGGCGCTCAAAACCAAGCTCAAACGCAAAAAGCAACTGAAGAACACGCGGCACTAATGTGCTACCACGCGTATTCACCACGAGCGGTAGACTCGCTGCACTCGCTGACCTCGGGCTTTACCACGTAAAGACCGCTGCCGAATTCGCACCGGGGATTCCTTCGGGGAAACCGATCAGTCGTCTGCCTTCGATCAAACCCACCACGCTCAATCGCTGGACGCTCGCCGTTCAAGATCACGAAGCTACGAGAGCAGGTCGTCACTACGACCTTCGGCTCGTTGATCCTGACGCAGGTAAGGCACACTCGTGGGCCATCCCGAAAGCGCGACTCCCCGAACCTGGCGAGAAACTCCTTGCGGTACAGACGTTCACGCACACGCCAGAGTACGCCCTTCACTTTGGAGACAAGAAACCGGAACTGATTGAGTCCGGTTACGGTAAAGGCCGCGTACGAATGGCCGTCAAGGCACCTGTCGACATCATCGAAGCCAACAATGACAAGGTGCGCTTTAATCTCTACGAAGGAAAGCAGAACAACGAGTACGTTCTGCGCCGAACTCGCGAGAACAAGTGGTTGCTTCAGAACGTGACTGTCACGCGGGCGACCAATCCGAATCTACCGCAAAGCAAACCCACCTACAAAGAAACAGAGCCCGACAAAGTTGACGTCACGAACGACGATCAACTCATGATGGCGAAAGTCGATGGTGCCCATAACACGATTCAACTCAACGCGGGTCAGCCCGTCCGCATCTTCTCCTATCGTCCCACTGAACGTGACACCGGCATCATTGAGCACACGCACCGATTCTTGCCTGGGCTCACATCACGTGTACCAGATCATCTGGACGGACTCGTGCTCCGCGGCGAACTCTTCGCCTCCGACCCCCACACCGGACGCGCCCGTGAAGCTGTCGAGACCGGCGCGGTGCTCAACTCGGGCGTCTGGAAGAGCCGCGACACCCAATCGCACTCGCCACTTCGCGCAGTCGTATTCGACGTGGCTCGCCGTAACGGAAAGGATGTCGAGTCGGTCCCTTATCAAGAAAAGCTCGACATCCTCAAGCGCGTTAACGAAGCCCTTCCCTTCCTCGAACTGCCTCCGATGGCAGGGACTGCGAAAGAGAAGATCCAGCTTCTGGAACGCATCCGGTCGGGTCGTGAGCCTGTTACGAGCGAAGGCGTAGTGATGTGGCCGCTGGGCGGTGGACCTCCCGTGAAGGCGAAGTTCCGCCCCGATCACGACGTGTACGTGCGCGAAGTGTTCCCCGAAACGGGAAGACGCGAAGGCTTGGCCGGTGGCTTCACGTACTCGTGGACGCCTCGCGGCAAGATTGTTGGACGTGTCGGCACCGGCATCACCCACGACTTGAAACAAGACATGTTGGCGCATCCCGAGAAGTACATCGGCCGCGTGGCGCGCGTTCGCGCATTGGGTTTGTACACCGACAAGGACCACCCGAAGAAACCAGGCGCACTGCGGGCACCGTCCTTTCAGGACTGGCACCTCGACAAGGGGATGCAGCCGCTCGAAGAGAAGACTTCCGCCGAATCGCAAGAAGCCATTTTTCGTCAAGTACGAAAGCAGTTTCCTGACTTGCCACTTCGACACGCAAGTGGAGGTCTTCCTGATGCCCGAAGACTCTCCGATGTCGATGTAAGTCTGTTCACTCCTTCGCCCCAAGAGTTACTTGCGAAGTTTCCTGCGGGTACAACCGAAACGCACGATGAACGACGTTCTGTCTATGGCTTGCCCGGATATGGACGTCCCGTGAACATCTACGCCACCGCAGACCCCACACTGGCACGACGCGGCGTACAACATCGTAACGTCGAACGTGCCCTGGCCAAACAATTTCCCGAACTAGCGGAGAAGGCTCGCGCTCTCAAACAAGAAGGTCTCGGTACTGAAAAAGCGTGGGCAACACTTCTTGAAGTCCCGGGTGATCCTTACGAAGGCATGTTGCAAAGACAACGTGTTCTTCTGCGCGCTGCGCATAAAAACTACGTGGGACACCTGCATACGCTACTTGCACAAGCAAAAGTTGACCCCACGCAAGTTAGAATTGGCGGCAGTGGCATCCTTGGAGCACTTGGACTCAAGCGTACACATGACCTCGATGTGCATGTCCCTGACCCGAAGGCCTTCAAAGCGCTGACCAGACTTCCTGGTGCTACGGTTGACGAAATTCGTCCGGGCAATCCTCGAGTACGTTTCCAGACGCCCCAAGGAGAGATTGAACTCTTCACGGGTCCTTGGATGGTACAAGACGAAGATTTTGGTGCAGCTGAAGTGCCCACAGCAACACACTATGGGACTCCGCATTGGTCGCCCGAACATGCGTTGCACTGGAAACAGCGCATGAATCGACCTAAAGACCAACCGGACATCGAACTATTGAAGCAGCACTTGAAGACCGCAATGCTCAACCCCGCCGCTCACGCGTACCGTGAACGACGCGGCAATTGCGGTCCCGCATCGCTGCGCATCGCGCTTCGTCACCACGGTCTGGATGCACCTGAAGCAGTGCTCGCCAAGGTCACGCAGACCACACGCAGAGGTACTGACCCCGAAGCCATCGCGAAGGTCGTGGGTGCGAAAGTTCGTGAGGGCATGACGCTTACCAAGCTTCGCGAACTGACGCGTGCCGGTACTCCCGTCATCACCGCGTACCAGGATGGTCCGGCACGATCAAACCGCAACGGACACTACTCCGTCGTGAGCAAGGTCGACCGCTACGTACATCTCAGCGACCCCTCATCGAGGAAACCCATCCGTAAGATGACCGGCGCGGAGTTCCGAGCACGCTGGCACGATGTAGACCAGCACGGAAAGGCGCGTGTGCGTCTCGGCATTCCCATCAAGAAGGTTGAGTAACGCCGCGAACCCACCTATAATTCTCCCCGAAGAGGTTCGCGTATGCCCTTCAAATCAGACGCACAACGCCGGTTCATGTTCGCGAAACACCCAGGCATCGCCAAGCGGTGGGCTGCGCACACCCCGAAAGGGAAGGACCTGCCCGAGCACGTGAAAAAAGCGGTCGACGCCGCCAAGGCAACGTTCGCGCCTCTCGAAATCAAGCTGCCTCCGCAACCCAAGCCGCTCGAAGTGACCATGCCTGCACCAGGAGCCCTCGCCACGCCTATCGGGGCTCCGTCGCTGGCCAAGTTGAAGGCTGTGGCGACACGCAAGCTCGCTTCCACAGACGAACAAGAACCTACCATCACCGAGGGCAAAAAAGTTCCCGAAGCCGCGCTCACCACCTTTTTCCGTGCGAATCCCACACCGGAAGACGCCAACGTCCATGAACTCGCCGAAGCATACGGTACAGATCCTCACACGCTCGAGGAGCAAGTCTATCAACTGCTCGGTGAAAAACTGAAGACCAGCGCCGAACTCTCCGGTGAAGACATCGCCGCGCAGCTCAAAGCACACGATCGTCCCGATAGCGCTTTCCGCCCCGATCAGCTTGCGAAGGGCATCGAAGTAGAGAAAGAACACTCGGACAGTCTTCCTGTCCGCAAGGCCATCACGAAAGGTCATCTCGTGGAGTTCGACAACTACTACGATCCTCTCGCGAAGATGGAAGATGAACTCAAGGCGGGCAAGACTGCGGCATATGGGCTCGGCGTGCGCTGTGCACTTCAACAGTTCTCCAAAACAGCCGGGATATTACTTCCAAGTGCAATAGGTGCAGGCATCGGTGCACTTGCCGCAGGTCCGGAAAATCGTCTACGTGGTGCTTTGATGGGGGCAGGCACAGGTGCAGGTGCGAATCTTGGCGCACGTGCAATTCGACGTTTCACGGGTGTAGCTCCCGGTAGCTTGTTAAGTCTTGCAGGTGGCATAGGGGGTGGCATCGGTGGCTACCACGCAGGTCGCGCCATCGCTCCCGAACGAACACGCGCATGAACAGGAGAATGATAATGACACGGCTCACCCAACACATCCTTCAGCTTCGCCTCGCAGCCATCGCTGCGTTCTGCACCATCATGACCGTGTGCTTCTGGCCGCTCGTCGCTCTCGCGGCAGACCCCACACCCGCGCCTGTGACGCAGAAGTGGTGGCAAGCGCTGTTGCTTCCCGTCGCGAGCGCCCTTGGCCTGGTAGTAGCCGCGTTCATCGCAGCAGGGCTGCGCAAGCTCGTGCAGCTTCTCGAAGCCAAGTTCAAGATCGACATCCCCGTACAGGTCGAAGACCTCCTGGCAGAAAAAGCCAAGCAGCTCGTCGCGTGGGGTGAAGAACAACTCGAGAAGCGTGTGCTCCATGGCGACGGTGTGAAAACGCCCGGCGCAGAGACGATCACCAAGGTCAAGGATGCGCTCTGGAAGGTCGCCGACAGCATGGGCTACGGCAAGGAGTACACCGACGAGAAGCTCACGCAGCTCATCGAGGGCGTGCTGCATCTCAACCGCGCAGGTAGCGACGGTGTCATCGGAAGCACGGGTGAGCGCGCGGCTGCCATCACCGCAAAGACGAACGGCAAGTGACGCCTTTCTACAAAGAGGGAGTGCTGCGCGCACTCGAAGAACTAGGCCTCAAGTGCGCTTCGCGCGCAGACGAGCTAGGTACACCCTTTCCCTCCAAGTCGAAGAACATTCCGGCAGAGCGTCTTGCCGACATGTTGCAACAGCAGATGGATGAAGAAGTGAAGATCTATCCCGAGAATGGTCACTTCTTCAGCAAGGGAAAGCATGTCTCGTGGGGCGCACCCATCAGTATGGCAGGGCTCGATGAAGGACAACCTGTCGGCCCCGGCATCATGGTGCCGTTCAGCCCACGGGGGTAACCGTGGCCACAACGGTCGGGCAACTGCTGCTGAACGACGTACTTCCGTCGTCGCATCAGATCAACGGTTCGGTCAGTAAGAAACAGCTCAACACGCTGATGGTGGACCTTGCCCGCAAGGATCCCAAGCTCTATGTTGAGACCATCGGCAAGTTGAAGCGTGTTGGTGACGCCGTTTCTACAGATACCGGCATCACTGTTGGTCTTGATGACATCGAACCTGACTACGCTGTTCGCGACCGCATCCTGGAGCCAGCACTCACAGCGATACGCAAGACCAAGGATTCTGCGAAGCGCATCAAACTCATTCACGACACGCAACAGAAGCTCGTAGAGTCGACCAAGACGCATCCCGGTCAGATGACCGCGATGGCGACCAGCGGTGCGCGAGGCAAAATCAACCAGCTCATGCGTACGGTCACATCGCCTGTCGCCGCGGTGGATGACCAACAAAACACCATTCCGTGGCTCATCAGCAAGAGCTACGCAGAGGGGCTCAAACCCGCAGACAACTGGATCGCATTGCAAGAAGCACGGCGAAATGCGGTTGAGTCATTCACATCTGTATCCGAGCCTGGCGAGGTAAATAAAATCCTCGTCAACAACATGACCGACCAGATCATCACAATGCCGGACTGCGGTACGAAGAACGGCATCGTGATGGACACGACCGACAGCAACGCGATTGATCGCTATCGAGCCGACACCGGTGAACTCATCACGCCTCAGAACATTCGCAATTGGCAAGACCAGAACGTGAAGCAACTGCGTGTGCGTTCTCCCATGACGTGCGAAGCACCCGACGGTGTGTGCCAGAAATGCTACGGGTTGAACACGCGAGGGAAGCTCCCTACGTTGGGACACAACGTGGGCATGATCGCCGCACATGCGATGGGCGAAATGCTCACCCAAACAGCGCTCAACGCAAAACACGCGACAAGGACAGCATCAGCACAAAAAGCGGTGCTCAGTGGTGTTGCTGGCTTCA